ACCACCACCTACAGCTGCTTGTACATGTAATGCGTTAGCGTTTGCTGGAACTGTAAAAGTTCCTGTGCCAGATGATAGTGTAACAAAAGATGTGGCTTGAAAAGCTGAAAAAACTAATTTAAATGTGCCACCTACATTTGCATATGCAGCATTAACTTCTTGAAACGTCCCAGAAACATTTCCATAAATTTGTTGAGCATTTTTAAATTCAGTTCCATTATGAACATAAGTTTCTGCCATTTAATCCTCATTAACTATAGACAAACCATAAATCTC